CGCACGGGCGGTGGCGCATGAGCTGGCACCTGGAGCACATGGCCGCCCTCGACTTCGAGGCCAGCGACAAAGACGCAGACACCGCCCGCATCGTCACCTGCGCCCTCATCCTCGGCGGAGCAGGCCGCACCCCCGACGTCCGCACGTGGCTGCTCAACCCGGGCATCCCGATGGAGCCGGGCGCCATCGCGGTCCACGGCATCACCGATGAGTACGCGGCCAAACACGGCATGCCCGCAGAACAGGGCGTCGGCGAGATCGCGAAGGCCATCAGCGAAGTCGTCGCCGCCGGCATGCCGCTCGTCGGCCACAACATCGGCGGCTACGACCTCAACCTCCTCGACCGCGAATGTCGCCGTCACCTCGGCGACAGCCTCGAAGGCATCGTCCGGCAGCCGCTCACCAGGGTCATCGACACGATGGTCCTCGACCGGCAGGCCGCCCCGTTCCGCAAGCGGATCTCCGAGGACCAGGGCCCGTACCAGATGCGGACCACCGCCGAGACGTACGGCCTGGCCTGGGATGAGGAGAAGGCGCACGGCGCGGAGTACGACGCGTTCATGTCGGCACGGGCCGCATACCGGATGGGCGTCATCGCACACACCCCGTACCGGCAGCGCCCCGAGTGGGTGCTGGCACTGCGGCCGAACCGCTTCAACTCCCTGCGAGACCTCACGTCCGAGGAGCTGCACACACGGCAGGTGCAGTGGTTCCGCGAGGACGCCACCAACTACCAGGCGTGGCTGCGGAACGAGAAGAAGGCCAAGGACAAGTACGACCCCGAGGCCGTGATTGACGGGCGGTGGCCGCTGCGCCCGGCCCCGGAGTCTCAGGCGGACGCCGTCTGTGCGAGCGAGCAGGAGGGCGCGCTGTGATCCTCATCCTCAGAACCCGCCACGAGGCGGACATGGCCGGCCTCCGGGCCGAGGCCGAACGCCTGCGTAAGGAGCGGGACACCGCCGTCGAAGAGCGCGATGCCTTCCGGACTGCGGCGAAGACGAGTGCCGAGCACTTCGTCCAGGCCGACGCGGACAAGAGTCAGCTCGTCGCGGCCGAGCGGCGCCGCGAGGCCCTCGCCGTCGTGAAGGGCAAGCGGCTCATCGAGGGCGGCCGGACCGGCACCGTGTCGTCGCCGTTGGTCCTGGCAGCCCGCGACAACCAGCGTGCCCGGCAGCTTCAGGATCGGCTCGACACGCTTCAGGCCGCTGTCCTGCGCTGCACCTGCGGAGGTGCGGCATGAACCCCATGATCACCATCGGCGCCGCGGTCCTTGTGGGGTTGCTCGTCCTCTGCACGTTGACGGCTCGCTGGTATGTGCGTCCGGAGCCGTCGGGTCAGCACCGTAGGCCTGCTCGCCCGCTGCTGCTCCGGCCGGTCGAGGCGCTTGATCGGACTGCCGCTCTGTGCAGCACGGAGCGCAGGGTCACGCTCCACGCCCGGACGCGGATCACGCGGCAGCTGATCTGCATGGACTGCCGCAACCCGAGTCCCGACCCGCTCGCCGTTCCGGCAGTTGTTGAGGGGGAGCTGTGACCACGCTCTTCAGCCTCACTGCGACCGCCCCGGCCGCCGAGGTCGCGGCCGGCCCGCGGCCCCTCGTCATCGGCATCGACGCCAGCCTCAACAGCCTCGGCATCGCCGGAGCCGACTGGGCCGACGCCATCCGCCACCCCGGACTCACCGGACACGCCCGCATCGACTACCTCCGCCGCGAAGTAGCCGAGCGCACCAAGAGCGCAGACCTCGTCGTCATCGAAGACGTCGCCCGCGGCGCCAAGGGATCGTCCGTCCACCAGATGGCCGGCCTGTGGTGGGTCCTCACGACCGAGCTCTACCGCCGCGGTATCCCCTTCGCCGTCGCCAACCCGCATCACCGGGCGATCTATGCGACGGGGGTTGCGAACCCGGCGAAGGACCACCCGCAGGAGAAGCGGGCCCGGATCGCGAAGGGCATGGTCCACACGTTCGTGGTCGAGCAGCTCGGCATCTGGTGTGAGGGAGCTGGCCGGTACGACATGGCGGACGCTGCCGTGTTCGCGGCTATGGGCCTGGACTGGCTGGGCTACCCGCTGCTCGACCTCCCGCCCCAGCAGCGTCGGGCGTTGGACGGCGTGCAGTGGCCCACGCAGACCGTGGCGGTGGCCCGATGAACATCCGCCAGGACATCGCCGACCTCCTCCACGCCGGCATGCCACAGATCCACATCTGCCGCCAACTCCACGTCGCCCCGCTCACTGTCCAACGCACCCGCGAAGCCCTCGGCCTCCCCGCACCCACAACACGTCCGTTCCTGCCGGCCACCCTCGAAGCAGCCTTCCGCCGATACGCGCAGCCCACCGAGGACGGCCACGTCGAGTGGACCGGACCCGTCAACAACGGCTCCCCGAAGGTGGTGTTCGCGGGCCGCGTGCACTACGCGCGCCGGATCTCCTTCCGCCTCCGCCACGGCCGCGACCCGATCGGCAGAGTCACCGTCGCCTCCAGCTGCACGGTGAAGGACTGCGTGGCCGGGGACTGCGTCGAGGACCAGCGGATGCGTGCGGCCAACAAGCGGGCCGACCGCGCGTTCTCGGCGATCTTCGGGGAGGCGGCATGAACCACCACGCCGAACCCGACTGGCACACCCGCGCCCTCTGCCTCGGCATGGACGCCGACGTCTTCTTCCCCGAGCCCGGGGACGTCGCCGCCACCAACCACGCCAAGCGCATCTGCACCGGCTGCCCGGTCCGGCAGGCGTGCCTGACCAACGCGCTCCGCGAAGAGGGCGGCCGGGCCAAGGACAACCGGTTCGGGGTCCGTGGCGGGAAGGCGCCTGGGGGCCGGTACGCGATGTACACGGTGTACCGCAAACAGCAGCAGCACACGAAGAAGGCCAAGCCCGAGCCGAAGAAGCGGGAGACGGCCAAGTGCGGCACCCGCGGCGGCTACAAGAAGCACCAGAGGGAGAACACGGAGATCTGCCCGCCGTGCCGCCAGGCGAACACGGATGCCGACAACCGGCTCCGGCGGACCGGCACTTCGAAGGCCCTGGCGTGAGCGGCCAGGTGGTCGCTGCGACGTGGGCCGAGCGCGCGGCCTGCGTGGGACGGGATGTCGAGGACTTCTTCACCGAGAGCAGGCCCCGCGTCAGGGAGATCAAGAACCTGTGCGCTGGCTGCCCGGTCCGCAGGCTGTGCCTGGACGAGGCGATGCGCGCGGAGGACACCTCCCGCTACGGCATCTACGGCGGACTCACCGCCGCCGAACGCACCGACCTGGCGCGAGGCATCCGATGAGCGCCCCCGAGCCCCGCGACTGACCGCCCGACAACAGCGCCCCGCCGGGCGGAAACCGGCGGGGCACCCAACCCCAAGGAGAACACCACGATGGGCTACACCACCAGCTTCGAAGGCCAAGTCACCGTCGATCCCCAGCTCAACCCGGCCGAGATCGCCTACCTCGCCGAGTTCGCCGACAGCCGCCGCCACCAGCGGCCCGACGGCCCGTACTCCACCGCCGACTGCGCCTACGACTACCCGGGCTACAACACCCCGCCCGAGGGTCAGCCGTCCCTGTGGTGCAACTGGGAGTCCACCGACGACGGGACCGGCATCCGCTGGAACGGCGCCGAGAAGTTCTACAGCGCCACCGCGTGGATGCAGTACCTCATCGACCACTTCCTCAAGCCCGGCGCGGCGGCCCAAGGTCAGCCCGGCTTCGAGAAGTTCACGTTCGACCACACCGTCACCGGCCTGATCAAGGCGCAGGGCGACGAGACGGGCGACACGTGGGAGCTGGTCGTCGTCGACAACGAGGCGGTCGGCGACAGCTCCCGCTGAGACCACCTGACGGGCGGCCGACCTGACAGCGCCCCTCAGCGCTGCGGCCGCCACCGGGTGCACCCCCACTTCCCCCAAGCAGGGGTGCACCCGGCCCACCAAAACCACACCAGCACCACCAGACAGAAAGGCACCACCGCACATGACCGACCACACCGACCGCACCACCGGCGAGATCACCGAGACGGAGAAGGCGCCCGTCGCCGCGTTCCTCGCCAGCCACCTCAACGGCCGCACCGAGGAAGAACTCTCCACCGAATTCCACACCCTCCTCGACCAGGTCCGCGCCCACGGCAAAAAGGGCTCCATGACCATCACCATCGTCGTCGACCCGCCCGCCAACGGCGTCGAGTCCGCGCCCCTCCCCATCGGCGTCGAGTCCGCGATCAAGGCGCCGAAGCCGACCCCGGTGAAGTCCCTCTACTTCCTCGACGACGAGGGCCTGCCCGTCCGCGAGGACCCCCGCCAGATGGCCATCGACTTCCGCACCGCGCCTACCACCACCGACTACAAGAAGGCCTGACCCGTGACCAACACCGATAACGCGCAGGTCATCGTCGACACCGCGCTCCGCACCGCACCCCCGGTCATCCTCGAACCCGGCAAGGTCCACGCCTTCAACACCCCGGGCGGCGTCCAGAAGTTCGACCTCACCGGCCCCGAGTACACGGGCATCCCGCCGCGGAAGGCCGGCACCACCACCGTCCGCGACGCCCGCTCCTGGAGCGCGTACTTCACCAAGCACAGCACCGACGCCAGCGAGGTCTACGCCGACAGCGAGCGCCTCACCGTCACCGCAGTCCTCGACGCACACGCCGCCGACGAACCGTCCTGGAGCAACCACCGCCTCGTCCTCTCCCTGCGCACCACCGACGCCTGGAAGCAGTGGGCCAAGAACGACGGCGAACTCCTCGGCCAGGAGGACTTCGCCGAGTTCCTCGAAGACCACCTCCCCGAACTCCTCGACCCGTCCTCCGCGGACATGCTGGAGATCGCGCAGTCCCTCCAGGCCAACACCAAGGTCGACTTCCAGTCCGGGATCCGGCTCGCCACCGGACAGCGGCAGTTCCAGTACGTCGAGACCCAGACGACGAAGGCCGGGCAGAAGGGCCAGCTCACCGTCCCCGAGACGTTCGTCATCGGCCTCATCCCGTTCGAGGGCAGCGAGGGCTACCGGCTCACCGCCCGCCTCCGCTACCGCATCACCGACCGCGGCCTGCGCATGGGCTACAAGCTGGAGCGGCCCGGCGACGTCCTGCGCACCGCGTTCGCCGACGTCGTCAACGCGATCGACGCGGACATCGAGCAGCCGATCCTGAACGGGACGGCCGCCTGATGGCCGGGGCCTGGTCGCGGGGAGGCGCCGACTCCCGCCGCTCCGCGGCCGGGCCCCGCCCGTGCGCGCACTGCAAGACGCCAGTCATCACTCAACTCGTGGGCCACCGGGCGGCGTTGAAGGTGACTGTCGACGCCGAACCCATCCCGCGTACTGAGGCGCTCGCGCTGGCCGAACCCAACCGGCTCGTCTGGTGTCTCGCCGACCTGGCCGGCGGGGGGACGGAACTGCGCTGGCAGTGCCGCCGCGCCTGCAAGCACGGGGCTGTGATCGAACACCGCTGCCCGGCAGGCACGACGGCGGCCGGGGGCAGAGCGGAGGGAACGCTGTGGTGACGTCAGCCTTCGCCGAGCGCGGCCTTCGCGCGCTCGTACCAGTCGGGCGATACGAGGACAGCCTGCGGCTTCTCGCGTCGAGTGAGCACGACGCGCACGCCGAGGAGCCGCGCCTTGGCGATGACCTCGGTCAGGTTCGCGCGCGCGTCGGAAACGCCCATGCGCAGCTCGTCGGACTCAGACATGCGCTCAGGATACACACCAGACGTACGGGTAAGTCCGTCGCGTTGTACAATTCAGTTGCTGGTGGGACACCCGAGACGCCGCCCTGATCGGCCACTTCGCCGCGCCATCGACCCGCCGACCCAGCACCGAGGAGAACCGCCCGTGACGAACGTCCGCCACATGCCGCACGACCAGGCGGACCAGGACGGCCCCGAGCGGTACGACGCCGAGCGGTACGTCCTCGGCGACTGCATGCACCACCCCAAGAAGATCAACGAAGTCCGGGCCGTCATCCGCCGCGACGACTTCGCACTCCCCGCCCACGAGCTGATCTGGGACGTGATCGGCCACCTCCACGACACCGGCCAGCCCATCAGCCCCCTCGCCCTGCGCCTGGAACTGGAGAAGCGGAAGGAACTGCAACGCGCAGGCGGCATCAGCTACATCAACCAGCTCGGCGACTACAGACTCGACGCCGAATACCACGCACACATCGTCCGCCGTGACGCCGACCTCCGCGCCGAAGCCGACCTCGGCCGCCGCATCGTCCAGCAGGCCACCGCCCCCGACGCCGAGCCCGGCGCAGCGGTCACGTTCATCGACGACTACCTCCAGCAGCAGAAGGAACGTGCCGCCGGCCGCTCCGGCGATCCCGCCGATGCCCTGCTGGCCGAACTCCTCGACGCCAGCTCCCTCGACAACATGCCCACCCTGGAGCCCCTCGTCGGTGACCTCCTCCACCTCGACAGCCTCGCCCGCGTCGTCGGCCCCTCCGGGCACATGAAGTCGTTCATGGTCATCGACTTCGCCGCGCACGTCGGCACCGGCTTGAAGTGGCACGGCCACCACGTCCGCCAGGGCACCGTCGTCTACCTCGTCGCCGAGGGCGCCCGCGGCATCCGCAAGCGGGTCCGCGCCTGGGAGAAGCACCACGGCCTGAAGATGACCGACGTCCTGTTCTTGCCCCGGCCCGTCCAGGCGATGAGCCCCGAGTGGGACACCCTCATCGAGGCGATGCGCCGCCTCGCCCCGTCGATGATCGTCATCGACACCCAGGCCCGCATCAGCGTCGGCGTCGAAGAGAACTCCGCCAAGGAGTTGGGCCTCGTCGTCGACCGCATGGAGCAGCTCCGCGCCGCCACCGGCGCGTGCGTCCTCGTCATCCACCACACCGGTCACGTCGGCGAGCACGGCCGCGGCAGCTCCTCCGCCAAGGGCGCGTTGCAGTCCGAGCTGCACGTGTCGAAGAAGGGCGACCGCGCCGCCAACATCGTCATCACGCTGAAGACCGGCAAGCAGAAGGACGACGAAGAGGGCGCAGACCTCCAGTTCGGGCTGAAGGTCGTCACCATCGACGGCGAGTACAAGCCCGACGGCCGGCCCGTCACCTCGGTCGTCCTGGAGTCCCTCGACGTGCGGCCCGCCGAGCTGGTGAAGGGCACGCCGGAGTGGCTCGTCACCGTGCTGGACCGGGCGCACGTCCCGCTGAAGTGGGGCAGCCCCCGCGTCCACAAGTGGTGCACCGAATACAAGATCCAGATGCGCAAGGACAAGATCGAAGAAGCCGTCCGCCTACGGAAGAGCCGGGACTCCTTCGACGAGGCGCAAAACGGGACGGGGGATGACATCCCTGACCCCTATATCGGGACGGGGGATGACGAGTCGGACATCGACCCTGTGGGGGTGTCCGATTCACCCCGAAATACCTCCCCCCAAACCTCCCCCGCGATCTTGAACGGCCACCTCCCCCACGATCTTGGGGGGAGGCCGGGGGAGTTCGGGCAAAACCCCACGTCAAACATCCCCCCAGCTTCGGGGGGAGATCGGGGGGAGCCCCTAACAGCACCTCCCTCCCCCCGCCCCTCCTCTAGGGAGGGGGGAGGTGCGGGGGACGACAGGGAAAACACCACCCCCACCGGACCCCCCTGCACCGTCTGCGACAAGCCCCTCCACGGCTACAGACGAGACCGCGGATACGACACCTGCCTCAGCTGCGACCCCATGACCGGAAGCCACCCCGACAGGCCCAGCCACCCGCCAGCCGAAGACGAACACCACGGCGCCGCCTGACCGCACCACCGGAGGAGACACCCCGAATGACCACCACCATCCCGCCCGTCGTCACCGAGGACGAGCTCACCGCCTGGCTCGTCGAAGCCCTCGGCGAGCACGTATCCGGCGACTACGAGGCGACCCGACTACTCCTCGCCACCTTCGACCTCGCCGCGAAGGAGAGCACCAGCCTCAACAACCCACACCACATCGCGAACTGCATCGCCTCCACACCCCGTGACGGCGTCCTGTGGATGCCAGTCGAGACCACGGCCACCGCGAAGGCCCTGCACAAGGCGTACCGAATCACCCGCAAGCCCGCCGACCACGCCCAGCGCCTCGTCGAACTCCCGATGCCGGTCGTGGTCAGCCGCCACCAGTGCCCGTTCTGCCGCCGCTACACCCGCGCCGACATCCGCCAGGTGCAGAACCACATGGGCCGCTGCTGGCAGAACCCGGGCCTGCGCTGCTGCAAGACCTGCGTCCAGCACCAAGACGGCAGCCACCCCGAGGACGACGAATCGTGCAGGCATCCCAACGGGCCCGAGTGGGACGACTACCGCTTCCCAGTCCTGCACTGCCCGCTCTGGGAACGGAAGGCCGCCTGACCGAGACCGGACCACGCACCAACACCCGCCACGCCATCACGACCGCACGACAACGCCATCCGCCCTCCACCCCAACTGGCTGACCGTTCAGTAGTAGCCGCAGCCCACACCACCCCGCCCCACCCACCCGACAGAACGGAAACACGGACAAATGACCGCCGACACGCTCGCCCTCGATCTCGCCCCGCCCCCCGGCGGTCAGATCCTCCACGCCTCCGCCCGGGCCACCGTCATCTGGGGCGACTGCCGCGACCCGGCAGTCATCGCCCAGGTCCCCGACGGTTACGGCCTCCTGTGCACCGACCCGCCCTACGGCATCAACTACCGCAGCAACTGGGCGCGCCGCCCCGCCATCGCCGGAGACGACGGAACCCACGACTGGCCCGCCATCCTCGGCGAATGGGCCGCCCCCGGCGGCAGCCACGACCGTGGCCTCGCCGGAAGCCGCCACGTGTACGTCTTCGGCTACACGCCTGAGGAACTGGCAGAGCCGCTGCGGCTCGGCGCGGTCACCGGCCTGGTCTGGGACAAAATACTGATGAGCCAAGGGGATCTGGCCGCAGCGTGGGGGGTGACCCACGAACCGATCGCCTTCGGAGTCCATCGCAAGCGCCCTTCCGCCCGCGCGTCTGGACGAGGGGCTCTGGCGGCCCGGCTTCGCAAAGGGTCGGTGCTCCGCTACCGGCGACCGAACGGGGCCACCCGGCACCCGAACGAGAAGCCTGTCCCGCTGATGGCTGACCTGATCGAGTCGTCGACCGTGCGCGGGGATCTGGTCGTGGATCCGTGCGCAGGCTCCGGCAGCACTGGCGTGGCCGCGGTCCTCGAAGGCCGCCGCTGCTTCCTCGTCGAAGTCAACCGCCATGACGCCGAACTGTGCGTACAGCGCGTCCAGGCCGCCGAGAAGATCGCCACCCTCGTTGACGCCGCCTGACCACAGACACGGCCGCCCCGCGGGCTATGCGGGGCGGCCGGCCCATCCGATCCCACCACACGGCCAGGAGCCACACCATGACCACACCCGCCAGCCCGACCGCCCTCGATCTGCTGAAGCGGGCCGAGTCCTACCTGTCCGCACTCCACGGCTCCGTCGCCCGGCACGACAACCTCGCCGCGAACCTGGGCTGCGCGGGCTGCGAACTGCGGGACAAGATCCGCAACGAGCTGGCCGCCATCGACTGGACCGACGGCCATCCGCAGTTGGAGGCGATCGCTGCCGCCGTGTGGGAGCAGTGCGGGCGCAGCGACAACGGCAGTTGCGTCGAAGACGACCCGAGGAACATCGCCGCGGCTGCACTCGCTGCCGTGTTGCCGCCGCCAGCCGACTCCGCCGCCGAGGAGGCGTACCGGCTCGCCCTGTCGACCGCCCTCGGCCTCGGCACAGCAGCCAACTGGGAGGCGATCCGCGACCGGGCCGAAGACCTGACGGCCGAGGTCGAGCAGCTCACCGAGACGAGCCGTCGACTCCTGGAGCAGCGGCAGGAGATGGCTGCCGAGCGGTTCGTATGGCAGGAGCGTGGCGATCGGGCGGAGGCTCGCGTCCGGCAGTTGGAGGCCGCCGCGCCCGTCGACCGGGCCACCGTCGAGGAGCACCGGCTGGCCCTGTCCGACGCGTTGGGGCTGGGCACGGGCGCGCCGTGGGATGCGATCCGCGACCGGGTCACGGAGCTGGCACTCCCGCCGCTCGGACAGGACCCCGTTGCCCGACGGCTAGGACTGGTGGCCGAGCACCGGGCCACCGTCCTCAACGAGGCCGCCGAGGTGGCGGAGTCCTTCGACATCGACGCGAGCCCCCAAGCGGTCGCCGCCGAGTTGCGCAGTCTGGCCGACGAGGAGCGTGCCGAGCGGGAGGCGCAGGCCCACCTCGACCAGCTCGCCGACGAACTACCCCCCGCGCCTGCCGCCGACCGGGCCGCGCTCTCCGCGAAGCTCTGGCAGATCGCCTGGCACCACATCGTCGCCGAGTGGATCTGCTGCGAACCGCTCGACCCAGAGCACGACCTGTGCGCCAAGGGCTATGCGGCGCTGGAGATGGCCAAGGCCCTGCTCGTCGACAGCGATCCGGAGGAGGCGTGGAATCCGGCGGCCCCGCTGCTGGACGCGGTCCTCGCCGAACTCGGGGCCGCCGCGTCGTGTCCCGACCCGATCGAGTGCGGGCACGAAGCCGCACTCGGACAGGCGCAGACCGCCGTCGCCGAACTGGCCCAAGCCCTGCGTCTCACCCGCGAGTACTTCGGTGAGGAGCTGCTCCCGCCTGTCGAGGGCTGGTCCTGGTACGACGCGCTGCGCCGTCACGCGCCGCACGAGCTGCCCGCCGTTGTCCCGGCCGGGGCTGGCGAGACGTCGTGCCCCGGCTTCCCCGACGGCTGCCCGACCCTCATCGCCGTCGTACCCACCGTGGGCAGCACACACGGCGGCGGCCTCCGCTGCGGCTGCTACGACGAGAAGAGCACGCCGTGATCGCTGAGGCCATCGACACCCTGTTCATCGTCTGCCGCGCCCTCCTCGCCTGGATCGCCGTGGGCGCGTTCGTGGTCACGGTCTGCCTGTTCACGGGGATCGCGGTCATCGCTCAGGGCGTGAAGGGGGTACGGCGGATGTCGGCCGGGCCGTCGTGGGCGTACGGCAGGTTCGGTGCCCGGATGTTCGCCCGCGCCCGTCTCAGGCGCTCCAGCGGGCGCACAGAGCCTCAGGCGTACCGGGAGGCAGCGTGATCGCCCACTCGATCAGCGCCACCCACCCCACCCTCAGCCAGGCCACACACACGATCCGCACCCACCGAAAGGACAACTGACATGGGCTGGTCCAGCGCCAACGACATCTTCAACCCCGTCGCCCGCTCCCTCATCGACGCCGGAGTCAGCGACAGCACCAAGCTCGTCGTCCTCGGCGGCCTCATCAGGCAGCTCCAGGACAACGACTGGGACACCGAAGACGAGAGCCTGGAGGACTTCCTCGACGACCCCGCCGTCATCCGGGCCTTCGCCGACCGCGGCGTTCACCTCTCCGACAAGCGCTGCTGCCGTGCCGAACACGCCGGAGACCCCGCCGCGCACCTGCTCGCCCTCCGGCACGAGGACGTCGACGAGGGCGAGATGGCGCGCGCCATCGACACCTACGCCCATCACCTGGCCGAACGAATCCGCTGCACCCGGGATGACACGAAGGGTGCCGTGCAGGCCACGAAGGTCATGGACTTTGCCGCTGACCTCATCGACCCCGAGGTGAAGCGATGACGCCGAGCCTGCGCACCGCCCACACCTGCACCACCGCCACCATCCTCAGCCTCGCCACCGCCATCTACGGCGCCACCATCAGCTACTGGCTCACCATCCCCGGCCTCTGGGTCGGCACGCTCGCCTGGTGGTGCGCCATCCGCGCCTACGAAGACCACCAGCAGATTCTCGCCCGCCACGGCCAAGAGCAGCGCGCCGCCACCGGGCCGGCCGAACTCCCGCCGCCGTGCTGCCAGTTCTGGACCCACTCCAACGGCGTCGTGCACGGACCCGACTGCACCCGCCCGCCGCTCGCACGCCGTGACCGCTACCGGCTCAGCGCCGCCGACCAAGCCGTCTTCCAACAGCTCGCCGCGCGCATCGATCTGCCCGGCCCCAACGACAGGAGCAGCGCCGCATGAACGACCAGCCCGCATCCCCAGCACCGCTCGCCGCCGGGCTCCCCCTCGTCCAAGGCCGCTGCCCGGCCTGCGGCACGAAGGGCCTGTTCCTCGGCGCGGGCGGCTACATCACCTGCAGCCGGGCCGACTGCCCCAACCCCGACGCGGCGGCAGCGCTCCTCTGCGACGACCAGCCCGTCGAGCGGCAGCTGGCCACACTCCGGGCCGCCTGCATCAGTCTCACCGCCCGCGGCTTCGACAGCCTGTCCGCGACCTGGGTCCTCGAACTCCTCGACGGCCCGACCGAAGCAGCCGCCGTCCCGTGCCCGGCCTGCTCGCGCGCCGACCAGGCCGGACTTGCACCCGCCGAACAGCACCCCGCCTGCGCCAGCACGGAGCAGCCATGACCCTCCCGCCCGTCCCCGTCCACACCCACCAGTGGGACGGCACCCGCAACCTCCCCGCCTGGCTCACCCGGCACCACCACTGGGACGGCCCCCGGCTTGTCATCCACACCCTCGACGGTGATGCCCGCCCCCAGCCCGGGTGGACGGTCATTCACTGGTCGGACGACGCTGTCGCCGTCTGCACGCCGCGGATCGCCGAACGCGAGTACGGACCCGGCGGACCGTGGGCTCGGGCGGAGCGCGCCGAGGCGGCCGTGGAACATGTACGGGATGCCCTCGCCGCAGCAGCCCGCCGCCCGCGAACAACCCCGAACAACCCCGCCACCAGCAGCGAGGAGCAGCACTGATGGCCCACTCTCCGCCCACTCTCCGCCTCAAGGTCGACGCCGACTGCACAGCCGCCGGAGAACTCACCCCGCGCATCCGTACCGCCATCCACGAGGCCCTCGAAGCCGCCGAGCGTATGGGCGTTGACGACGTGGCTGGGGCTGCGGCGTACGCGGTGATGATCGAGATCCTGCAAGTGCGGAAGGCGACTCCGGCCGAGGCGGCGATCGCACGCGTCCGGGCCCTGCACCGCGACTGGGAGAACGACCCGGGCCACTGCGCCCACTGCACCGGGCCAGACGGCAACCTCGTGGCGTTCCCCTGCCCGACGATCCGCGCACTCAACGGGGAGGAGCAGTGACCATGGAACTCCTCTTCATCCACACCGACCCCGTCCAAGAGATCGCCGCCGAACCCGCCACCCTCGACCTGCTGAAAGACATCCTCCGGCCCAAGGCCGTCGAACCCCGAGCCACACCGGAACTCCTCACCGCCGCCCGCGCGATGGACTGGCCGCTCGTGTACGACAAGACGATCCTGCCGGGCTACGTTCACTGCCGCCCGACACCGGGCGCGGCACCGCCGCTCAGCGGTGCGGAGGTCGAGGAGTACTGGCGCGTCCTTACGTCGACCGGAGGGGAGCCGGCGTGACGACGAGCCAGCTCATCGCGTCCGCCATCACCTGGGTTGCCGCCATCGCAGCCGTGATCGGCGCCGCGCTTTCATGGCGTGCGCAGCAGCAGACTCGGGACACTCTCCTCGCCGTCCGCGCCGAGCGGCGCACCTTCACCACCCCCGGCGGCGGCGAGGTCACCGTCACGGCGCCTATGTCGGATGCGGAGTACGAGGAGCTGAAGGCACGCTGGCTGGAGACGTACGGCAAGCCGGGCACCGCACACCCGGTCGTCGAGCTTGATCCGGATGAGGCCGTGTGTGAGGTGTACCGGCTGCCGACCACGTCCGAGAGCAGCGGGCTGTGTGCTCGCTGCGGCATGTTCGACTACAAGCACCACGAGGCGCGCCATGTCTGAGCCCGAGCTGCACGTCCGCGACCTCACCCCGCCGCTCCTCGTCACCGCCTGCGAGACCGGCCGGCACATCGCCCACCCCGGCGACACGTGCGAGGAGACCGACGAACTACGGGCCGTGTTCCAGGCCTACCTGGAACGCAGTCTCACGCAGGCGTACGCGGAGGCGGCAGCCGAGACTGATCGGCTCGTTGACCAGTGGCTCCTCACTGGCGAGAGCACGGGCGCGCCCCTCGGCTTCCTCGCCCTGGAAGACGTCCCCGAGCCCACCCCGGCCGAGCGGGCGTTCGCGATCCTCGAACCCCACCTCACCGACATCCCCCTGTACCGGCCCCGAGGAAGGACCCTCCGATGGCCCGCTTGATCTCCAACCCGCCGCTCTGGCAACTCCACCATGTCGAAGGCCGCGCCGAGGCAGTCCGCGAATGGGTGCGCGCCAACGGCATCGACCCCAACGAAGTGTCCGTCGACCACCACGTCACCGTCGAGTACCAGCCGGATGGGACGGTTATCCGCTACACGGTGTTCGCCCGCAACGAGCTCGGCAACAAGTACGTCGCTGCCGATGGCGCCCCGGCCGTGGAGGTGTGCATGGCGCCGCTCGTGGTGGAGCCGCCGGAGGGCTGGCCGAAGTACGCGGTGCCCGACTCGGCGTGAAGCTCGTGGCATCCTGGCCGTGGACAGCAGTGAGGGCCCCCATCGGACGGCGGTGGGGGCCCTCAACACGTGCGGCTACTCGGCGGGCGTGATCGCCTCGGCGTAGCCCGGACAGTCGGAGTACACCGACGCGAGATCAAGCAGCGTCTCCCGCGCGAGATCGATCACCGTGTCGCTCTCGTAGTAGTCCCAGCCGAGTTCGAGCACGCCCGCCATGCGGGTGAGGACACGCCTTTTCGCCTCGACCTCGCGCAGCGCCTGAGGCGACCGCTCTTGGTACGTCACGTCGTCAGGGTCTTCGTCGGCCCCGCAGGTCAAGCACCTGCCGTCCTCGACGTACGACTCCATGCAGTAGCCCTTATGCCAAGCGGGCATTGCGATCGGCGCGGCGTCGGCGCCGAGCTGCTCGCCGAGCCAACGCACCAGATCATCCACCGCCATCACCCGGCCCCCTCGAACCGGTACACCTCTGCGTACAGCTCGCCGATCAACGCGCTCCGCTCGGCCAGCGGAAGCGACAGGAAGTCCGGTACCTCGTCCAACACCGCCCGCTCGATGTCCTCGAAGCGCTTCAGTACGTGGTCGCCGCTCTGTCCGCGAATGGCCACGTAGAGAGATGCGACGTCCAGCGTGGTCGCTGCCATGGGGTCTCCTTGCTGCTTGTCGGCGAGGTCGGTCCGCTTGCCCTGCTGTGGCGGGTGAGCCGCGAACCAAGCGGCGACCTCGTCAGCGCGGTAGTGGGTCTTCGTGGAGCCCTCGACCGGGACCGGCTGAGGGAAGGAGGCGCTGCGCCGGTACGTGTGCAGTGCTGACCGGCTGACCCCGTGCTCCTGCTCGATCTGCTTCAACGTGATCAAGCGGCTCCCCTCGCTCTCAGGGTGTTCGGGCACGGCTACATCCTCCCCGAACTTGTGGACATTGTCCAGAAGTTCTGTCACTGTGGAACGGCACCAACAGAAACGGCCGGGCGGGAGATCTCACCCTCCCGCCCGGCCAGCCATCCACCTGCTTCACCAGGAGGAATGACCAGTGCAGAAGCCTACTGGCCCGCACCAGCACCAGCCCAGCCCCCACACGGCCCGCAACTGCAACCTCTGCGCGAGCCTCCGCCACCCCGGCATGGCCGCACAGGGCCGCGCCCTCACCAAGCACCTCGCCGTCAACCCGTTCCCGAAGCGGGCGGTGCAGGCATGAGCGGCTACACGCCCGACGAGATCACCGCAGCGGCCGAACTCCGAGCTGACGCCAGCGCCCGCATCGAGGACATCGGTCGCCGCACCGAGCACGCGACGACGCCCGAGGAGCACACGCAGCTCGGCAAGGAGCGGGCCGCCGCGTTCGGCGACTACAAGGCGGCCGGGTTCGTCCTCACCGAGGGGACCCGCACATGAGCGAGCAGCAGCCCACCCAAGCCGAACGCGTCAAGGCGCTCCTCGCCGAAGCCAAGGCCGCCCGCGCCACCTACAAGGCCACCCGCACCCCAGCCGCCACCGGCAACCTCGGACGCGGACAACAGCAGGGCGGGCGCAGCTGATGGGCGACACCTTCGGCGGCGAGTACCGGCGCCCCCGCAACACCAAGCACCACGACCGGCAACGCGGCCACTCCCAACGCCAGCTCCAAGACCGGGCCAGCTTCGACAACGAACCCCAACTCGGCTGCAGCGCCATGTTCCTGATGTGCGTCCTCGCCATCGCTGCCGCTGTTGGCCTCGCGTTCCTCTGACCCACCCACATGCCGCCGCCCCCGGACCCCCGCCGGGGGCGGCCCTCTTCACGCAGCAGGGAGCCACCGTGGAGACGCCCACCGGCGACCGCCCCACCCTCACCACCCTCCAACGCCGACTCGTCATCACCGTCGCCGCCGGAGCCGCCACCATCGCCGCGATCGGATTCGCCGGCTCCTACGCCGCCGTCCGCCACCTCGCACACGCGAAGGGGTTCGGCACGTTCGCCATGGTCTTCCCCATCGGCATCGACGCCGGAATCCTCGTGCTCCTCGCCCTCGACCTGCTCCTCACCTGGCTGACCATGCCGCTCGCCCTGCTGCGCCACACGGCATGGCTGCTCACCGCGGCAACGATCGCGTTCAACGGAGCGGCAGCCTGGCCCGACCCGATCGGCGTCGGCATGCACGCGTCGATCCCCGTGCTGTTCGTGGTCGTCGTCGAAGCGGCCCGGCACGCGATCGGCCGCACCGCCGAGATCGTGGCCGGACGCAGCATGGACTCCGTCCGCCTGGTCCGCTGGCTCCTCGACCCGATCTCGACCTTCCGCCTGTGGCGCCGCATGAGGCTGTGGGAGCTGCGCTCGTACGACGACGTGATCCAACTGGAGCAGTCGAGGCTTGTCGAGCGGGCCCGGCTGCGCGCTCGGTACGGACGGAAGTGGCGGAGCAAGGCTCCGGTGTCGGCCGTCATGGCGCTGCGGCTCACTCGGTACGGGCGGGCTCTGGCTCCGGTCTCAGGCGTCCTCGACATCGAGCACGGGCCAGCGCTCGCCCCGAAGAGCAGCCCACGGGCGATCGAGTCAAGCACGTTCGAGGCCGCCGCCGATCAGGCGATCACCGTGACCACCGGAGAATCCCCGGCCCGGTTCCCAGTGCTGCCGCCCGCGCTTCCGCGTAGGCGCCCCTCCAAGGAGCAGCCGTCGTCCATTCCCGCGGGCCCTCTCGGTGAAGCCGTCGAAGACGTACGGGCGCTCTTCGGGAATGCCCACGCCCCCATCGTGTACTTCCTCCGCAACGGCAGCCGCGTCAAGATCGGCGTCTCACAGAACATCAAGCGCCGCGTCGCCGCCCTCTCGCTGCGCCCCGACGACGTCATCCGCGCCGAGCACGGGCACCAAGAACACGAGCGGCGGCTTCACGTGCGCTTCGCCGACCTCCGCGTCGACGACACCGAGTGGTTCGAACTGCGTGGCGCGCTGGCCGAGTACCTCGGACTGCCCGCCGAGGAAGAAGTGTCCGGACGTCCGGACACGGAGACGGACACCACCCCGGACGCGTCCGGACAGCTGGCCATCGACCCGGACATGGCGTCCGGACATGACGAACCAGGACCCGTCTCCACTTCCTTGACCAGCCCGGACACGCGTCCGGATAGTCCGGACGCACTGTCCGTCCTCGCCGAGGCGGCATCCGGTCCGTCCGACCTCGTCCGCTCCCTCGCCGCCCACGGCATCACGAAGGACGCCCTCGTGTCCGAGGCTGTCCGGCTGCGTCCGGACATGGTCGCGGACAGCATCCGCCGCACTGCTAAGCGCCTCGGTGAAGGGCCGTATCTGTGAGTCCGACCGCGATCGTCTTCTGGCTCATGGCCGCGCTCCTCGGTGCGGCCGGCCTCCACGCCATAGCCCCACGCCGCGCCCCCGGCCTCTACATCGCCCCAGCCGCCCGCACCGTCGCCCTCATCACCGCCGCCGTCCTGTACGTGGCGATCATCTGGAGCCACTCGTGAACATCACCCGCAACCTCGTCACGCTCGGCGGGGTCGTCGTCGGCCTGTCGATCCTGGCCTGGAACCTCACCCGCTGGTGGGCCGGAAGCAAGAAGCGCAGCGTCCGCGACCTCATGCCGTTCATCACCTGCGCCCTGTACGGCATGCTCCTCATCCTCACCACCGGCGGCATCCTCGGGGGCGCCGCCGACTACGCCCTTTGGGGATCCTCCGAGATCGGCAACGCCGCCCTGACGTACGGCGTCGGAGCGGGCACACCGAACGTCACCCGCTCAACGGACCTCGTCCTCACGGACGGGGGGAGTGCCGTGGTCATCGTCGCCACCGTCGTCCTGGTCGCCGTGTGGACCCGCAAGCGCGGCTTTCGCTGGGACTTCGCCCTGGACATCGTGTGCGGCATCAGCCTGGGCCTTTCCTCGGGTATCGCAGGGGCTGTCGGCCAAGTCCTCGGCCCGGTCGTTAACACGTCCGGCGACTGGATTGTGGGGCTGATGTGAGGGCGATCCGCAGGCAGTTGGGGCTGGTCGCGGCAGGAGCTGGCGGCCAGCGCCGCGAATGGGCGTCGTGGGTGGGCTGCGGCCACGCCCGTACGGCGCTGGCGCGCCTGGCCGGTAGCGCGGCAGCCGTGTGGGCTGTCGGCGCCCTGGTGTGGCACACGCCGGGCCTGATGTGGCCGCTGGCCGGCGGCTGGCTGGTCGCAGTGTGGCGTCGGGGGCGCGAGATTGAGCGGCAGCAGGATGCGGAGGCTGCGTTCGTGCAGTTCCTGCGGGACCGGATCGGTGACCGGAACGGGGTGCTGCTGGCCGAGTTGCTGGCCGGTCTGCATGCGGCGGAGATGCATCTCGACTGGGACGTGACGGCGTTGCGTCGGGTCGTTGAGCGGCTCGGCATCCACGTGCGGGACAAGATCAAGGTGTCGGGGGATACGTCGGTGGGTGTGCACGTGGACGACCTCACCCATGTGTGGGATGTGGGAGTGACGCCCCCTCCCCCGCCGAGTGGGGGCCCCTCTCGCGAAGCGGTGAGCAGGGACAACTACCCAACTACCTTGGCTGACAGCCCCGCTCCGGCCCCTTCCGAGAAGGGGATGATGATCAAGACGCCGGAGTCGTCGGTGACCGATGAGGAAGCTGAGCGGCTGCGCCTCCAGGACTACGTGAACCGTGTCGACGCTGCTAAGCAGGCCGCGTTCGAGGAGCACTTCACAGACGCTCTCGGCATCCTGGACGATCAGGCATCCTGAACTCATGCCAGCCACACTGCGGTTCGAGGGCGACGACAAGGACCTCACCTTGGACGAGCTGAGCCAGTTCGTCGAGTCGGCCCGAAAGGCCGGCGTCCCCGGCGAGAACCCGGTACGGGCAGAGGTGTCGAGGAGCGGGAAGATCAAGCAGGTTGAAATCGTGCTTGGCGAGGACGACAGCCGGTAGGCCTGCCACACTGGAGTCTCGCGTCGGGTAACGCCCGGCACCCTGAGGAGCAGCCCCATCGCGCGTCCCCCCGTCGCGGTGGGGCTGCTTCATGTCATGGAGGTTCGTCATGCAGATTGTTGAGCAGCCCCGCCGTCAGGCCGCGCCGACGGTACGGCGTCGCAGGGTGCTTGCCGCGGATGCTGGGGGTGCGGCTGTTGCTGCGCGTGTGGTGGGTCGTGTGACGGATGTTCCGGGGCGGGGTTCGGGTCGGGCGGTGACGTTCAACTCGGCTGCGTAGGTCCGGTTGTCGGTGCTGGCCGCTACGATCCGGGCCATACCAACCTCGGGGGAACACCATGCGCCGTCGTATCGCCGCACTCGTCACCACTGCACTTGCGCTGGTCGGCTGCTCCAGCGAACACCATGATCCCGACCCGGTTGCTTGCCGGAAGGCGATCAAGGCTCAGTACGTGCCGGGTACGGCGGTGTTGAAGGGGAAGCCGGGCAGGCCGAAGGAGTGCGGCGGGTTGAGTGCTGATGAGGTGTCGGAGATCGCGTTGAGCGTGATCCAGGAGAACACGCAGTAGTTCGGGCATCGTGCGGCCCCGCTCCGGAGCTGTCCGGGCGGGGCCTTCGTCATGCGCTGGGCTTCTTGTCGTGCGTCTTGGCCGCGCGCCGTTGTTCATTGAGGCGCGTGAGCGTGTCTTCGATCTCGTGCAGGCGCTTGCGTAGGCGCTCCTCGGCGTACTTTGGGGTTGCCTTGGCTATCTCGATGAGCTGGCGCAGGATGCTCAAGGTTCGCTCCTTGGGTCGGGCTCCTCGTCGATCGCGGTGGCGACGGCGCGGCGTACCGAGTCGGCAGCCCAGCCCACCCCGTTCGCTTCGATCACTTCGGCCGCGTGCAGGACTTGGATCAGGGCGCGATGGGCGCGGTCGAGCCGGGTGCGCAGGGCGTCGCGCGCCATGTCGGCGTCTTGGAGGTCACGGGCGAGGATCTCGGCGAGGTCGGCGCTCATGTGGTCGGCTCCTCGCCCGGCCGCTCCGGCTCGTAGTCGACGCAGTCTTTCGTGTGGGAGATCTCGACGACGCCTCGGTCTGGGCTGTTGGTGATGACGCGTACGTCGCGGTTGGCGGGGGTGGCGTGGCAGTGGGGGCAGTCGACGGTACGGGCTTCGCTCATCGTGTGGGCTCCTCCCTCATTCGCTGCCACGCGTACGCGTCGTACGACACCACGACCGCATCCGCAGCGAGTTCGAGCCCGGCCCGGCGCAGGAATTCGTCCAGCTCGATCTCGCCCTTCAGCGGCTCGTTCGGGTCGCGGAAGGCGGCTGTGTAGCCGTCGGGGATGACGTCCCAGGTGTCGGGGTCGGGGTTGTCGTAGGAGTCGACGGTTCCGCGTCCGAAGCGGTAGCGGAGGTAGTAGTAGTGGCCGTTGGTGTCCCAGGCGTCCCATTGGGTGGGGACGGAGGGGCAGGTGCAGACGACGCGGGCGATTGTGATCATGTGGTCGGCTCCTCGCCCGGACGCACCAGACCCGCGCTCTCGGGGCAGACGTGCGCCTCGTACCGACTGTCACGGATACGGAGGCCGCACTCGCAGGTGAAGGAGTGATCGGCGTCGTCGGCGTCGAGCGCTTCCTTGATGCGCGGCTTGAGGTTGTCCCACGTCAGCCGCTCGCTCATCGGTTGGTCTCCTCGCCGCCCACCGGGCACTCCTCCGGCTCGTCCTCGTCGGGGATCGGCGGGAGTTGCGCGAGGGCGAACTCCAAGGCGGTTGTCGCGGCGCTGGTGTCGACGTCCATCGTGACGGTCAGTGGGCTGTCGCTCATGCGCTCTGCTCCTTCTTCGCCCGGCGCGCCTCACGGATCGCTTCGGCCGCTTCGGGGTTGGCGATCCGGCGGACGGTCTCGCGGGTGTAGCCGGTGGCTTCGGCGATGTCCTTTTGGGTGGCGCCTGCTTCGAGGGCTTCGAGGACGTCGGCGGTGCGCTGCTTCTCGGCGTCTTCGACGGCGTACTCGTAGCGGGTTCGGATGGCGGCGAGGTCGTTGGTGGTGGGCATGCCCCCAGTGTGGCGCATCCGGTAGGCCTAGTCCAGTTGACATGCGTAACGAGGTAGGCCTATCGTGTAGTCATCACCGCGAACGAGGGGGCACCACATGAACGCCGCAGCCACCACCCACCAGCACTCGAACTGCCTCCGCTGCGGCCGCAAGCTCACGAGCACCAAGAGCTGCGCCACCGGCTACGGCCCGAAGTGCGCAGCCAAGGTCCGCAACGCCCCCGTCGACCTCACCGACTACAAGGCCCACCAGATCGCCTCCGCCCGTGAGTTGATCGAAGACGGCGCGATCATCCCCCTCCGGTCCGTCATCTTCATCACCGTCAGCACCGACGGCACCGAGACCTACAAGACCGCCCTCACCGCCTGCACCTGCCCCGCCGGAACCAAGGGCAGCCGCTGCTACCACCAGCTCGCCGCCCGCCTGCTGCTCGCGGCCTGAGGAGGACGACATGGAGCACTTCACCGCCACCGACTCGCCCATGAACAACGCGGCCGAAGTCACCAAGCTGGCGCGCTGCAACCGGTGCGGCGACGACAAGCTCGCCTGGAAGAAGTCGACGCGCACCGGCCGCTGGTACCTCTGCGACGTCCAGGCCTGCGGGCGTTACGCCACCCGCGAGAACCCGACATTCCGCCGCTACTACGTCCTCGCGCGGCTCCCGCACAAGTGCCGCACGACCACGGCCTGACCCACCGCATGACCGAGGGCCTGATCCCGGGAACACCACACGGGATCAGGCCCTCACACGCGTGCCCGCCCTCCAGCCCACACGCGCCGTTACCATCACACCATGACAACCGGTAACGAACCAACGGGACCGGCCGAACCAAGCCCCACACCCGGCGCCGTCCACGGCTCCAAAGGCCGATACATCACCACCATCGACCACGACGAAAAGGCCGCCCGCGCCGCCCGCCTCAAAGCCGCCAACCCCAAAATGACCTACCAGCAGATCGCCGACGCCATCGGATACCCAAGCCGAGGCGACGCCTGGCGGGCCGTCGACCGATGCCGCGAAGCCGTACTCCGATCCGCCGGCGCCGAACTCGTCGAGTCCGAGGCCGCGCAACTCGACGACCTGTACGTCATGGCACTCGAAGTCATCGAGGCCAACCACGTCGTCGTCTCCCACGGCAAGGTCATCACCATGCTCGACCCGGAGAGCGGGGAGGAGCGGCCACTCACCGACAGCGGGCCGAAGCTACAGGCGATCCAGACCGCCCTCCGCGTCCGCGAGTCGTACCGCAAGCTGCGCGGCCTGGACGCCGAGCAGAAGGTCAACGTGTCCGGAGCCGTGCGGTACGAAGTCGTCGGAGTGAACCCGGAGGATCTGACGTGAGCAAACACGGACCCTGCGACCTCCTTCTCCCCAACTGCGTCCCCTACCCGCTCGCCTGGTGGCAGTGCCCCGAAGGACGCCTCGCCCGCCTGTGCAAGCCACACCTCGACATCTGCTTCGACGCCGCCGACGACGACCCCGCCTCCGAACCGACGGAGTGGGGCTGGCTCATCCCGCCCGCCCCGGCCCTCGTCGACGTCGCCGCTTGGGCCCGCGACCCGCGCAACCACACAGCGGTAGCCGAGATCCTGCGGCGCGAGGCCCGCATCCGCCCCGGCTGGCTGCGCGACTTCCTCGACCGCGAAGACCGGGCGACGCGCGGCCGGTTCGGGCCCCTGGCGATGCGATGACCACCGCACTCCAAGTCCCGGGCTACGCAAGGTATTTGACCTGCGGAAACGGTAGAATCGGCAGTGATGGAGGACCCCGGCGACCGCGCCAACGGCCCCGGGGCATGGCCGATCTGAGAGAGCAAATCGACATGACCAACGGTACCTGCACCGTCGACGAGTGCGTGCGTTCCCACCTGGCCAAAGGCCTCTGCGCGATGCACTATCAGCGGCTGCGGAAGCGGGGTAGCACCGCACTTCCCCCGGAGCGGAAATGCTCCGTTGATGGATGCGAGCAGAAGCACTTCGGGCGCGGGTATTGCAGCACGCACAACAGGCGCATGCGCACCACGGGCAGCTTCGAAGTCACGCCCCGCGTACGGAAGACCTGCACGTTCGCCGAATGCGGGCGCCCTGCCGTCAGCAACAGCCTGTGCGGCGGCCACGCCCAACAAGCCAACCGTGGAGTGGAACTCAGGGCACTGCGATCGACGTGGAAGTCCACGATCCGTGATGAGCATGGCCACAAGCGATGCAGCAGCTGCACGTCATGGAAGGCCGAGTCGGACTTCTACCCGTCGCCCAAGCAGGCGGACAGGCTGACGAGTTGGTGCAAGCGGTGCGATCGCAGCTTCCGGCTCCAGCGGAACTACGGCATCACCGCAGATCAGTACGACGCGATGCTTGCCGAGCAAGGCGGATGCTGCGCAATCTGTGGCGAGGCGCCCCAGGACGGCCAGTCGCTTCATGTCGATCACGACCATGCTTGCTGCCCCGGCCGCAAGGAGTCCTGCGGCCAGTGCCTGCGTGGGCTTCTGTGTGAGGACTGCAACCGTGCGCTTGGGATGTTCCGAGACGACGTCACGCGGTTCGAGTCGGCCATCGCCTACCTGTCTCGGGACCGATCGTGACGGCCATGGTCGGCGAGGACGTCATCGTCCGCTATGAGCCGAGGGGTGCGGCGCGCGATCTTTTCCGTACGAGGGATTCGGAAGTCGTTCTTGCAGGTCCAGCGGGTACGGGGAAATCCCTGGCCGCCCTGTTCCGCGTGCACCTGGCTGCGCTTCACAACGCGGGCATCCGCTGCCTGATCGCCCGCAAGACCGCGGTGTCGCTCGGCTCGACGACGCTGGTGACGTACGAGAAGAAGGTCGCCGCGGACGCGATGGCGCGCGGCATCGTCTCCTGGTTCGGCGGCTCGGCACGTGAGGCCGCGTGCTACCGGTACTCCAACGGCAGCGTGATCGTGGTCGGGGGCCTCGACAAGCCGGAGAAGATCCTCTCCGCCGAGTACGACCTTGTGTTCGTCGACGAGGCGACCGAGCTGACAGAGACGGACTGGGAGACCATTGGCACCCGGCTCCGCAACGGGGTCCTGTCGTGGCAGCAGCAGATCGCCGCGTGCAACCCGGCGCACCCCACGCACTGGATCAAGCAGCGGGCCGAGCGCGGGCAGATGCGGATGCTCGTCTCCCGGCACCGCGACAACCCGGCCTACGTCAACTCGGATGGCGGCCTGACCGCGAAGGGCGCCGACTACTTCAACAAGCTCGACGCGCTCACCGGCGTACGGCGCCTCCGCTTCCGCGACGGCATCTGGGCTGCGGCCGAGGGTCTGATCTACGAGTCGTGGGACGAAGCCCTGCACGTGATCGAGCCCTTCAAGATCCCGCAGGAGTGGACGCGGTGGATGGCCGTGGACTTCGGCTACACGAACCCGATGGTCATGCAGTGGTGGGCCGAGGACGGCGACGGCCGGCTGTTCCTGTACCGGGAGACGTACCGCACGCAGCGCCTGGTCGAGGACCATGCGAAGACGGCGCTGTCGCTGATGAAGTATCCGTCGGGGCAGTGGCGGGAGCCGCAGCCGCGCGCGGTGATCTGTGACCACGATGCGGAGGACCGGGCCACGCTGGAGAAGCACCTCGGGTTGGGCACGGTGGCCGCGAAGAAGACCGTCAGTGACGGGATCCAGGCGGTGCAGTCCCGGCTGAAGGTCCAGGACGACGGCCGGCCGCGGTTGTTCGTCGTGCGGGGCGCGCTCGCGGAGCGGGATGACGCGCTGGGAGAGCGGTCGTTGCCGACGTGCACAGCTGAGGAAGTCGCCGGGTACGTGTGGGCGGTGAAGCCCGGGACGGGCGGGGCGGGGCTGAAGGAGCAGCCGCTGAAGGAGAACGATCACGGGCTTGATGCCCTGCGCTACGTCGTCGCTGAGCGGGATCTCGTTGGGCGGCCGCAACTGAGGTGGGTGGGATGAAGAAGCTCCGCATGAACCCCAAGATGCTGAAGGATTTGCGGCCAGGGACCATGTTGACAGGAGGATTTACACTCATCACAGCAGGATGCTGGAATATCTTCGGTACCGGGATCGGATTGATCACCGGCGGAGTCCTCACCTGCGTCCTGCAGTGGGTGCTCGACAGCGACTGACCTGAAGGGGGTGGCGCGTGGCCAAGACCCTCTTCGGCTCCCTCGGGAAAGCCGCGGCCACCTTCGCCAACAAAACCCCCGTCAGCTTCGCCCCACCCGGCTCCGGCCGCTCCTCCGGCTACGTGAGCGGCCTCATGCGGCCCGCCGGCCAGACCGCGCAGATGCGCGCACAGGGCTCCAACTCGACCTTGTACGCGATCGTCGACCGCATCATCACCTCGTACAGCCAGGTCGAATGGCACCTCTACCGCAAGGCCGCGTCCGGAAAGGTCGAGGACCGTATCGAGGTCACCTCGCACGCCGCACTCGACCTGATGGACAGGCCGAACAAGTTCATGACCGGCCCCAGCTTCCGTGAGGCCGGGCAGCAGCACGAGGAACTCACCGGCGAGCAATGGTGGGTGATCTCCCGCAACCCGAGCTTCAAGCAGCTGCCCCTCGAAGTCTGGCCGGTACGCCCGGACCGCATGGACCCGATCCCCGACGAGCAGGACTTCATCGTCGGCTTCGTCTATCACAGCCCGTCCGGGGAGTTGGTTCCCCTCGACGTCGAGGACGTCATCTTCCAGCGGCGGCCGAACCCCATGGACCCGTACCGCGGTGTCGGTGCGGTGCAGACGATCCTCGTCGACCTCGATGCGACCCGCGCGAGCGCGGAGTGGAACCGGGCGTTCTTCCTCAACAGCGCCGAGCCCGGCGGCATCGTCCAGGTCGAGAAGCGCCTGTCCGATGACGAGTTCAACGAGTTCCGCGACCGGTGGGCGGAGCAGCACCGCGGCGTGAACAACGCGCACCGGGTCGGGGTCCTGGAGAACGGTCTCCAGTGGGTCGACCGCAAATACAGCATGCGGGACATGGAGTTCACTGAGCTCCGCAATGTGTCCCGGGAGATCATCCGCGAGGCGTTCGGCATGCCGAAGCCGATGCTCGGAGCCGTCGACGACGTGAACCGCGCCAACGCGGAGGCGGCCGGGTTCGTGTTCGCCGAGTGGCTGATCAAGCCTCGGCTCCGCCGTCTCAAGGAAGTCCTGAACACACGGCTGCTGCCCATGTACGGGCGCCTCGGCGAGGGCCTGGAGTTCGACTTCGACGACCCGACCCCCGAGAACCGTGAGCAGGACGCCAACGATCTGACGGCCCGCGCGAACGCGGCCTCGGCGCTCATCGCGGTCGGCCTGGACGCCGGGGATGTCCTGCCCGCCGTTGGCCTGCCAGAGATGCGGTACATCGGCCCACCCAGCACGAACGCCCCGTCCACCCCCGCGCTCGCACCCGCTGCCGCGTGGGATGCGGCGGTCGCCGGTCTGCTGCGTGACACGAACGGAGAGGGCTCATGAGCCGCATGCAGGGCGTTGCGCTGCCCGCCAAACTGACCAGCGTCTCCGCGAAGCAGCGGGAGCGGGCCGAGAAGCAGCGCGCGCAACACGGCGTCGAGGCAAGCTCCTGGTACCGCATCACCAACGCGGCGTCCCCGGACGAGGCGGAGGTGATGCTGTACGACGAAATCGGCGGATGGTGGGGTGCGACCGCCGAGGACTTCATCGCCGAACTCCAGCAGGTCACGGCACCGAACCTGCGGGTCCGCATCAACTCGCCGGGCGGCTCGGTGTTCGAGGGCATCGCCATCGCCAACGCGATCCGCTCGTTCGCGGGGACCGTGACCTGCCAGGTCGACGGCATCGCCGCCTCGATCGCCTCCGTCATCGCGATGGCTGCGGACCGGGTTGAGATGGCCCCCCAGACGATGATGATGATCCACGACGCGTCCGGGCTCTGCTACGGCGACGCGGCCGACATGGAGGAGATGGGCGTACTCCTCGACCTGCTGAGCGACAACATCGCGGACGCCTACGCGGCCCGCGCCGGCGGGACCCGCGAGCAGTGGCGTGACCTCATGCGGGCGGAGTCCTGGTACCTGCCGGACGACGCGGTCGAAGCCGGGCTGGCAGACGAGGCGATCCTGACGCCGAAGAGCGGCGAGCCGGTGGCCGAGCCCGTCGAACCGGACGACGACGAACTGGAGCCGGAGATGCGGCGGGAGTTCGACTTCGCCGCGTACGGCTACCAGGGACCGAAGCAGGCGGAGGCTCCGAAGCCCGCACCGCCGGCCGCCGCCGAGCAGGCCGTGACGCTGACGTTCCCCGTCGGCTCCGCGATCGACGAGACGCTCCTCTTCGCCCTGCGCGCGGCTGTTGAGCAGCGTGGCGAGCCGGTCGAGGAGGCAGCGCCGCAGACGGCCGACGACACCGCTGACGCTGGCCCCCCTGCGGTCGCCGAGGAGCCACCGGCTGAGCCTGCGGCCGAAGACGAGTGGACGGCGGAGACCGCCCACCTCACCCAAGCGGACCCGTGGGCGCAGAACGTCGCCCACCTCACCCAAGGCGACGCCTGGTCGGCGCTCGTCTCCAACCTGACCGAGCCCGACACGTCGTCCAGCGCGACGGCAGCCTGAAGGAGGCACCAGTGGCAACACCCACACAGACCGTCCCGCGCAACTCGGGCGAGCTGGAGGAGATGCTGCACGACCCGAAGAAGCGCGGCGAGATCCTCGCCTCGGAGAAGTCGCTGACCGACTTCATCACGGCGTACGGCGAGCAGCAGCAGGGCGATGGCACCGACCTCAACCGGCTCGTTGCCGAGGAGACGCAGAAGCAGCTCGCGGACTACATGCGCGAGAAGGACGTCGACGGCGACAACTCCGACCGCATCAAGCGCATGGACCTGTCCCCGCAGAACAAGGGGCGTGGGGGCAAGGCGTCGATGCTGACGTCGTACGGGCAGGGTGCGGCGCACAACGCGCACGCTCCGGGCGCGGTCCTGGACGGGAAGTTCGACTCGGCGGTCGACTACCTGAACACGATCTGGCACCTGAACAACTCGAAGGACGCGGCGGCGAAGCTGGCGGAGATCCGCAACGCGGCGAGCAGCGTATCCCCGGCGGACGGCGGGTTCCTGGTCCCGGAGGTCCTTCGGTCGCAGCTGCTGGAGATCTCGCTGGAGAAGTCGGTCGTCCGGTCGCAGGCGACGGTTGTGCCGATGGACAGCGCCAGGGTGCCGTTCCCGACGATCGACGTCACCTCCAACGCATCGAGCGTGTTCGGCGGGATGGTGGCGTACTGGGGCGAGGAGGGCGCCGCGCTCCTGGACGCCAACCCGAAGTTCGGCCGCGTCGAGCTCGACGCGAAGAAACTGACTGGTCTGTCAGTAGTTCCGAACGAGCTGCTCCAGGACTCGATCATCAGCTTCTCGGCGCTGATCGAGCGACTGTGGCCCATGACGCTGGCCTTCGAGGAGGACAGCAAGTTCATGACCGGCGCAGGCGTTGGCGAGCCCCTCGGGTTCCTCGGCGCGGGCAACCCGGCCGCGATCGCCGCTGCGGCGGAGGCCGGGCAGCCGTCGGCGACGATCGTGTACGAGAACGTGGTCAACATGTACGCGAGGATGCTCCCGAGCAGCCTCAACAACGCTGTGTGGATCATCTCCCCGGACACGATCCCGCAGCTGTTCACCATGGCCCTCTCGGTGGGCACCGGCGGCAACAGCATGTTCATCGTCAACGCGTCCGGACCGGGCCCGGCCACCCTGTTCGGCCGCCCGATCATCGTGTCGGAGAAGGCCAATACCCTCGGCTCGCGCGGCGACATCGCGTTCTGCGACCTCAGCTACTACCTCGTCGGCGACCGCCAGTCCATGAGCGCGTCCAGCTCGACGGACTACAAGTTCGGCAACGACCAGACCGCGTTCCGCATCATCCAGCGCGTCGACGGCCGCCCGTGGATCAAGTCCGCGATCACCCCCAAGAACGGCGGCAACAGCCTGTCCCCGTTCGTCGAGCTCGCAGCGCGGTAACACCGGGCCGCCGTCGGCATTCACACCCCGGCGGCGGCTTCCACCCGGGTCGGCAGTGTCGCCCCGACAGGGACCCACAGACGAAAGGAACACCCGATGGCTCAGAAGGCTCTCGGCAGGGCACTCAACTGGACTCCTGCCGGCGACGGCGTATGGATCAACGTCCGGGAGGCGGGCGGCATCGGCTTCGGCTGCTACCTCGGCGGCGCGGCCGGCGACACGTACACGCTCCAGGAGGCGAAGGACAGCGCGGGCACGGGCGCACAGAACCTCGCCGCGATCAGCGAGTACTTCACCAACACCGGCAACGCCTCCGACGCCTGGACCCGCCGTACCCAGGCTGCGGCGGCGACCGTCGTCACTACGGCCACGGCCGCGCAGCAGGCGGCATGGTTCGAGGTCGAGAACACGCAGCTCTCGGACACCTACAAGTACGTGAAGGTCACCAGCACCGGTGCGGGAACCGTCGCCCCGGTAGCCCGGGACCTGATGACGCAGCGCGCGGCCGACAAGCTGCCCGCGATGGGGGCCTGACATGACGACGATCATTCAGGGCAGCCAGCTGCGGAAGCTGCTGTACGGCAACACCGTGGCGAACGCGGCCGGGAAGACCGTCCCGCAGAACGCCACCTCCACGATCTTCACTGTGACCGGTGGCCGGGTCCTCGTGACCGGTCTGTTCGGGAAGGTGACCACGATCATCGCCGGTACCACCCCGAGCGCGAAGATCGTGTCGACGCCGACCGTCGGCACGGCTGTCGACGTGTGCTCGGCAACGGCCATCACCGGCAAGGAAGTCGGCGCACTGCTGGGCCTCGCGGGCACGGTCGGCACTGCGCTGAACGTGCAGAACGCGGGCGCCGGCGCCGGGCTTCCGTCGCCGGTGGTGATCCCGGCCGGGACGCTCGGCGTGAACGTCTCGGCGGCCGACGCGACGGGCGCGATCTTGTGGACGCTCACGTACGTGCCGCTGGACGACGGCGCTGCTGTGACGGCGGCCTGACATGTCTCTGTGGATCTGCACCGCCTGCACCTGCCGCTACTCGGTAGGTGCGGCCCGGTGCCCGCAGTGCGACAGCACCGAATACGTCGAGGAAGGAGCCGAGGACATGGCGAAGATCACCGTTCACGGTGGCGCGTCGAACGCGGCTGCCGACGAGGCGGAGGCAGGTGAGGACGTATCAGCTGGTACGAGCTCCTCGACATCATCCGAGAAGGACAGCAGCTCGCCCGAGCCGAGCGAGACGCCGGACCAATCGCCTGCCCCAACGACGGCGAGCCGCTCAAAGAAGGCGGTGACGGCCAAGGCCGCTACTGCCCGTGGGACGGGTGGCGGCCAGACGGAACCTACGTCGGCTCCTGACGAGACGGAGGCCTGACATGGCGGTCACCGCGAAGGTCGTCTGCTCGCAGAAGGTCGAGACCGGCGAGGGCGACAGCCGTCAGGCGCTCGTCTCGTTCCTGCCGGACTACGGCGCCGACCGCAACAAGGAATGGGCCCTGGCCACCCCGCATCTACAGCTGAACATGACGCTCAACGGCCCGGCTGCGGACCTGTTCGAGCCGCAGCAGGCCTACACGCTCACGTTCGAGCCGTCGGCCGGCTGACCAGCACACCGCGAGACCGGAGAGGAGGTACGGCAGATGACGGCAACCGGCTACGTCTCGACGACCGGCGACACCCGCAAGGTGTCCAAGAGCGGCGACACGATGACGGGTGAGCTGACGCTGCCCGACTCCTCTCCGGACCAGGCCCTGAATGCGGCATCGCGCGGCTACGTCGACCAGCTGGTGGCGCTCCTCGCCCGCCTGGCCGGGGCCACCTTCACCGGGGACGTCGCCGTACACGGCGCCAACCTCACGGTGCAGCGCGGCGACGACACGGGCGCCTACCGCTTCCGCGTCACCGGCAGTGGCCTCGACCTCGAAATCGCCGGGCTCGACGTATTCATCTCCAAGTGGGCCAACCCGGACTTCAGTGGAGCCCAGTCCAACGTCATGCGCTGGGAAGCCGCAGGCCCGCACCTGATCGGCCGCGTCCAGTTCGGGACGGGCGCGTTCGACGACGTCCACGACATCGACTCGGGTACGGGCGTTGCGGCGCTCGGCGCGAAGAACGGCCTGGCCAACGTCCGTCTGTGCGGCCGGAAAGCAACCGCAGGCGCGCCGACGACGGGCACGTGGATCGCTGGGGATGTGGTCCTCGACTCGGCCGGGGCCTGGCACCTGTGCACGGCTCCTGGGGCGCCAGGGAGTTGGACATGAGCGACGTCATCGCCGGGCAGACGCTCGCGCTCCTCGCGCAGTTCTACGACTTCTCTGGCGGCTCCCTCACCAACCTCGACGCGACGCCGACGATCGCCGTGACCAGCGTTGCCACCGGCGCAACAGCGCTCGGCGCCACCACGGCCGGCGTGACGCACCCGGCCATCGGCTCGTACGGCTACGCCTGGACACCCGCCAGCAGCCTCACCCCCGGCACCTACCTCGTCACCTGGACTGGCCTCAAGACGGGCAGTCCGGTCACCGCGACCGAGACCGTGACCGTGTTCGCGCCGGCCTCCGCCGACAACACGAACACGAGCCCGGACGGCATCTGGTACGCCACCCGCGAAGACGTCATGGGCGCCTTCGACATCAAGCAGACGACCCGCAACAGGCGGTACGTCGACCAGGCCCTGGAGTCCGCGTCCCGCAGCGTTGAGGGCCTGTGCCACCGGAAGTTCTACCCGGTCCAGGCAACCCGGCTGTTCGACTGGCCGCCGCGCTCCGGGATGACGCCGTGGATCCTGCGCCTCAACGATCAGGAGTTGGTCTCGGTCAGCGCGCTTGCCTCGGGCGGCCGGACCATCACGGCGGACGAGTACAACCTCGAACCCGTCAACTCAGGGCCGCCGTTCAACCGCGTCGAGATCAAACTCAGCTCGGACGGCTCGTTCGGCGGCGGCGACACCTACCAGCGCGACATCCAGATCGCCGGCGTGTGGGCCGGCGCGCCCGTCACCGAGACCAACGCGGGCGCGCTCGCCGAGGCCCTCGACGCCACGGAGACCGCGGTGGACGTCACCGGGGCCGTGTCGGCTGCGGTCGGTGTCGGTTCGATCCTGCGGGTCGACTCCGAGCGGATGATCGTCACCGAACGATCCCAGCTCGACACCGGTCAGACCGGGACGCTCGGCGGGAGCAAGGCGGATGTCTCGCTGCCCGTCGTCAACGGCACCGCGTACACCGTCGACGAGGTCCTCCTCCTCGGCTCTGAGCGGATCCGCGTCGACGACATCGCAGGCAACACGCTCACGGTGGAGCGGGCCTACGACGGCACGGTCCTCGCCGCACACACCGGCGCGGCGATCTACGCACCGCGGACGCTCACCGTCACCCGCGGAGTACTCGGCACCACAGCCGACAGCCACGCTTCCGCAGCGGCTGTCTACGAGTGGAGGTCGCCCGGACTGGCGCGACAGCTGACGAAGGCCGAAGCGATCACCCAGCTCACGCAGGAGCGGGCGGGCTGGTTCCTGAAGGCGTCCACCAGCGGGAACTCCGCGGGAAAGGTTTCCGCCGACGCGCTCCAGACCCTCCGCGACCAGACGTGCACCACGTACGGCCGCAAGGCCCGACTACGGGGGGTGTGACATGGCGACGTTCGGCATGAACCTCAAGCTGAAGGGCCCCATCGTCGAGGGCCGCGGGCCGGCGCTCGTGAAGGTGATGACCAGGGTCGCGCTGGAGGAACTCGCGGACTACACCCGCTACGAGGTTCTCACCCAGCTCGACGCGGTCCTCGTCAACCCGACGGGCTACTACGAGTCGCAGGTCAAGGCGGAGCCCAAGGGGCCCGGCGTCTACAGCGTCAACGACTCCGGTGTCATCTACGGGCCGTGGCTGGAGGGTGTCGGCTCCCGCAACGCTCCGGTCACGAAGTTCGAGGGCTACCACACGTTCCGGATCGTACGAGGGCGCATGGCGCAGAAGGCCCACGCCGTGGCGGAAGCAGCCATCGCACGGCAGATGGGGATGCTGCGATGACCCTCGACATCCGCACGATCCTCGACGCCGTCGAAACCCACGCCCTCGCGTCCGGTTTCTTCCAGGCGGTCAACGGTCACGAACCCAAGTCGGCGCCGCAGACCGGCATCACGGCGGCCGTCTGGGTCGAGCAGATCAGCCCGGCGCGCGGCGGCTCCGGGCTGGCGTCGACCTCGACGCGGCTGGCGCTGTTCGTACGGCTGTACACGCCGATGACGCAGCAGCCCGAGGACGGCATCGACCCCGACCTGATGACCGCTCTCGACGCACTGATGGCCGCCTACAGCGGCGACTTCACCCTCGACGACCTGGTCCGTGAGGTCGACCTCCTCGGCAACTTTGGGGATCCGCTGTCGGCGCGCGCGGGCTATCTGACGACGTCGGGCGCCGAATACCGGGTGTTCACGATCACCCTCCCCCTCATCGTCAACGACCTCTGGGAGCAGGTGGCATAGGTGGCAAAGACCTCAGGTCTTGGGGATGCGCTCTACATCTCCGGCAACGATCTCTCCGGTGACATCACCGCCGTCGGCAACGTGGGCGGCGGTCCTGCCGCTCTGGAGAACACCGGCATCAACAAGAGCGCCTATGAACGGATCGGCGGCGTACGGGACGGCCGTCTGGAGGCAACGAGCTGGTGGAACCCGACGGGCGCCCACCCGGTGCTGTCTGCGCTGCCCACCACGGACGTCCACGAAATGTTCTCCTGCGGCACCGCGCTCGGCAGCCCGGCCGCGTGCATCGTCGCCAAGCAGGTCAACTACGACGGCAACCGCGGCAACGACGGCAGCTTCACCTTCGCCACGAGTTCGCAGGGCAACGCGTACGCCCTGGAGTGGGGCAACCTCCTGACCGCCGGGCAGCGCGTCGACGTGGCGGCCACCAACGGCACCGGCGTGGACTTCGGGGTCGGCTCGTTCCCGCTGTTCAACGGGCAAGCCCTGTTCGGGGCGCAGTGCTATCTGCAGGTGTTCGCGTTCACCGGGACCGATGTGACGATCAAGGTCCAGGACTCGGCGGACAACGTGACCTTCGCGGACGTCGCCGGGATGACGTTCACCGCGGTCACGGCGGCGCCCGGGGTGCAGCGCATCGCGACCGCCTCCAACCAGACCGTGCGCCGCTACCTGCGCGCGGCGACCACCACGTCCGGCGGCTTCACCTCGGCGACGTTCGCGGTCGCGGTGGCCCGCAACGACGTCTCGACGGTCTTCTGAGGAGGCGCGTGATGCAGAGCGTGAACCGTGTCCAACCTGCGCTGGGAATCGGCGCCTACCAGACGTACGAGATCCGCGCCCCGCGTGACGTGCGGCTGCGGTCGGCGTGCGAGCAGACCGGCTGTCCGGCGTGGCGGAACGGCTGGGAGTCCGTCATCGACGAGTCCACTCCGCTCGGCCAGGGCCAGGCCGCGTACATCCGCACCCAGTCGGGGCGGACGTTCCGGGAGCAGCGCACGGAGGCCGGTCTGACGGTGTTCCGGTTCGAGGCGCATCAGCGCTGTTTCGCCGAGCACCGTACGCGGCCGGACATCTACCTCGTCCGTGACGGTGACTGGCGCGGTAATCCGACCGGGCGGCAGCGGCAGCACACGCGCCCGGAGGACTGGGTCGAGGACATGGGCGAGCAGTTGGGCCGCGTCGCCGACCAGCAGAGGCAGGGCTGACCAATGGGCGTTTGCCCAGATAAGCGCCGTAATCAAGGAGGGCAGTAGCCATTTCCAAAACCTCAGGATTGGGATGGACGACCCTGTCGGTCGACGATGCCGCAGGCACGCCGCGCGACATCCGCAATGACGTTACGAACCTCCAGTGGGCCATGCCCAGGGGAGTCCAGGACGTCACCGGCGTCGACAAGTCCGCGATTGAGCGGCTGCTGCTGCTCGCGGACTTCTCGATCACCCTCAACGTCGTCGCGAACTTCGCCGCGAACCAGGAGCACGACGTCTTCAAGACGGTGTCGTCGACCTCGGTCGCCCGTACGACGTCCCTCGGTATCGGCGGCAAGACCCTCGCCAACGAGTGCCTTTACACCGACTACCCGCTCCAGCGGTCCAACAGCGGTGAACTCACCGCCTCCGTGCCCGGCGTCCTCGCCGACGGCACAGTACCTACCTGGGGTTAGGCCCAAGTCATGCATTCTGTCCGCCAATTGGCCAATAGGATGTCCAAGTCGTCGAGGCTTGGAGGCCTGGTCATGGGCGGAGCAGCGTCCGGAAAGTTCACCGTCAAGTCCTGCGGCAAAGCGCACGCCTGGTGCGCCGAATGCCGCCCCGCCCAGGCATCCGCGCAACGGAAGCCGCCGAAGCCGAGGAAGGAGCACGACAAGCCATGCAGGAACTGCGGACGCTGCGACGCTTGCCTCGGGGTCGAGGCGCCCGAAGGCATGAAGGTCTGCCGCTCCTGTGGCGAGACCAAGCAGCTCACCGCGTTCGCCCGTCGCAAGGACACTGGCGGCTACCGCAACCAGTGCATCCGCTGCCGGAACAAGGGATCCTCGCGGACTCGGTGCGAGGGCTGCGGCAAGTCCTTCACGCGGCAGTCCGACCGCACGTACTGCGGTGCCTGCCAGCCGCCAGCAACGAAGCCCTGCGCCCGGTGCGGCAAGGAGTTTGCCGGGTCGATGGAGCAGCGCCGCTACTGCTCGCCGGAGTGCCGCGACGCAACGCTCGACGAGCAGCGACGGAAGGCCCGTCAGAAGGTCCGCCTGGAGGCGCTACAGGCGTACGGCGGCGAGACGCCGCAGTGCGTGTGCTGCGGCGAGGGAACGCTCCTGTTCCTCGCCCTGGACCACATCAACGGCGGCGGTCACGCCCAGCGCAAAGAGACAGGCGGGGGCGGGTTCTACACCTGGCTACGCCGCCACAACTACCCGGCCGGATTCCAAGTGCTCTGCCACAACTGCAACTTCGGCCGACAGATCAACGGCGGCACCTGTCCGCACCAGGAGAGATGAACATGGGCTACGAGCGCAACCCGAAGATCTACCACCTCCGGTTCCTGGACGGCGAATACGCCGGCCTCGAAGTCCGCGTCAGGTCCCTCAGCATGAAGCAGCTCCTCACCCTGCGCACCGGGAAGGGCGAAGAGGGAAGGGACGGCACCGAGACCGCCGTCCGCTTCCTCGCCGAGCGGATCATCGACTGGAACCTCACCAGCGACGGCACCCCCGTGCTGCCCACGCTCGACGCGATCCTCGACGAGGACGACGACTTCGTCCTCGCGATCATCAACAAGTGGACCAATGCGGTCAGCGGGGTGAGTGACCCTTTGCCCGAAAGCTCGCCCTCTGGCGAGCCGTCCCAGGAGGCGTCGATCCCGATGGCACCCCTGTCGGAGAGCCTCGCGAGCTGACCTACGCCCGCCTGATCCTCAAACTCGCCGACCGCTGGCACCGCCTGCCGTCCGAGATCGAGAACGAACCCGCTGAGACCTGGCAGCTGCTGGAGATCGAACGATTGGGGGTGAACCCGGATGAACGTGGTGGAGATCCTGATTACGGCTAAGGATCTGGCCGGTCCCGCCATGAAGCAGGTCACCACGCAGGTCGAAGGCACCAGCGCGGCGATGAAGACGTTCCACAAGACGGCGCTCGTCGCCGGTGCCGGGCTCGCCGTCATCGGTGTCGAGTCAGTCCGGATGGCGTCCAAGTTCGACGCCTCGATGACCTTGCTGCACACGCAGGCCGGGGTGGCGCAGAGCAAGATGGCCGGCCTGAAGTCGGGCGTTCTCGCGCTGGCGGGGAAGGTCGGCCAGGACCCGGACTCGCTGTCGGAGGCCCTGTTTCACGTTGAGTCGAACTTCGAGTCGATGGGCATCTCGTCGGCCAAGGCCCTGAAGCTGACCGAGACCGCGGCGAAGGGCGCCACCACCGGCCACGCGAAGCTCGTCGACGTCACCAACGCCCTGACCGCCGCTGTCGCCTCCGGGATCCCCGGCGTGCAGAACATGGACCAGGCGATGGGCGTCCTGAATGCCACCGTCGGTGTCGGCGACATGAAAATGCAGGACCTCGCGAGCGCCTTCGGGTCCGGCATGGTTGCCACGGTCAAGGGCTTCGGCCTGTCCATCACCGATGTCGGCGCCGCCCTCGCCGTGTTCGGCGACAACAACATCCGCGGCGCGCTCGCGGGCAACCAGCTCCGCATGTCGGTGATGGCGCTGGCCAAGCCGGTGGCCGGCGGCGCAGACGCGCTGAAGAGCATCGGCCTGCAGACGAACACGCTCGCGGTGGACATGCAGAAGGGCGGCCTCAAGCTCGCCCTGGAGGACCTCGTCGCCCACATGCACGCGGCGGGCATCTCGTCGAAGGAGCAGGGCCAGATCATCACGGACGCGTTCGGCCGGAAGGCCGGCGCCGGGCTGAACATTCTGGTCGGGCAGATGGACCGGCTGGAGTCGAAGTATCCGGCTTTGGAGAAGGGTGCGAAGGGCTTCGGGCAGGCGTGGGCGGATACGCAGAAGACGTTCGCGTTCCAGATGAAGGCGTTGCAGGCGTCGTTCGACGCGCTGATGATCAGCATCGGAGAGAAGATCATTCCCCCGCTGCAGTCGTTCGTGTCGCTGATGCTGGAGCACAAGACCGCGACGATCGCGGTCGTCGGAGCCCTGGGGGGACTGCTGGCGGCGACGGTGGCGGTGTCGGCGGCGATGAAGGTCGCGGCGGCGGCGTCGATGCTGTGGGCTGCGGGCGGGAAGGCCGTCGCCGTGCTGTCGGGTGTCTTCGAGAGCGTCGCCCTGAAGGCCATGTACATGCGGTCAGCGTTCGTCGCGGCCGGGGGCGGCGTGGCGGGTCTGAAGCTGGCGTTCGCCGAGCTCGGGGCGGTCGGCAAGGCCTCCGTGGTCATCGCCGGTCTCGCCTTGGTGGCCGTGGCCGTGGCGAAGATCGCCGACCTGGGGAAGAGCGCACCGCCGGACATCGACAAGCTGACCACGTCACTGGAAGGCCTCGCCTCGTCGGGGAAGTTCTCCGGCGAATTGCAGAAGACGTTCGGCAGCATGGAC